TATCCGTCTCCATCGGAGTCTCCCGTGCCTTCTCCGCCGCCGCCACCGCCGCCAAGGCCACCACCGAGGCCGCCAAGATCCAGGCTGCCCATGGATCCTAAGCTCCCAAGGCCTCCACCACCCCCGCCCAGGTCGCCTCCCTCCGCAATGACCCTCCTGGCAGTTGGCGGCGTAGATTTTCCGTCCCTTACATATTCCTTTTGATTGGCCTTAATCCGAGAACGCTTAATCTTCCGACCTCTAGCGGAAAACTCCTCGGCAATATCTTCAATAGCTTGAGGTGAGAGTACTCCTCCAGGACCCAGGGCCGCCTCGGCCTCCTCCAGCATTTCATAAAATTCTTCTCTATCTTCCTCGGAATCGAACATGAACGCATCAAAGTCCTGTTCCATCCCCTCCATCTCAAGTTCATCTAATTTGATGACAATATCCTTGAGTTCTTGCCCTTCCTCTAACTGAAGATCAAAACTGCCGAGACCTTTAATCCCGCCAACCCACATGGCACTGGAAAACTTTGTTCTGCTTCTTGGCAATTGCGATCCAATACTAATGCCAACAACAAGATCCCCAGGATTCGTCCAAACATTGTTGCCGGCATCGTATGCGAGCAATTGTTGATTGAAGAATTTGCCCTCTTCGTCTGGTTCTAGGTAAACATTACCAAGGTCATTAAGAGAATAAGAAAATCTCTTGATATCAAACTGATTGTTCGCCTCATCCCATTGAAGGACGAATGGCTGGATAACTGGAGGCTGAATTGTAATCTTGTTACCCATTTCGGGCTCTTCAACACAGAAATAATAGATTTCTGCATCGCCGTAATCATCGGTATCCCAGGGAAATTCTGGGACACCGCTGGTATCGTCAGGAAAACCGTACTGGTTATCCGCAGGCATCAGGTTCAGCCTTAGTACGCCGTCAACACCAGGGACGCCCTCAATAACAACTCGCCTGTCCTCAAGTATCTCTCCAGGAGGATCAATACTATGCGTTCCATCAAGAACAAGGGAGAGCGCAAACGTTTTACCCGCCAGTGAGGGATCTGAAAGATCAAACTCGTAAATATTGCGTTTAGTAAGTGTTATTGGTGGCGCGGAGCTATTGCCAATTGCAAATTTGCCGTCTGCCGCCACATTGAATTCAAAGACTATGGGTACTGGCGCGGATTCTTCTAGTCCACTCAGGCTCAATAAATCAACATCTTTTAAGAATGGGGTTTTTTTCTCGAATCGATTGGTTAGACCATTAAACTCAATATAGTCAAGATCAGTAAAGCCAGTCAGGTTTGCATTGTATTCTGGTCCATCTCCGTAGGTGATGTATGTATTTACATAATTACCCGAAGTCTGATCATGAGCAAAGATTTGCCCCCTCTCAGCAGACCCATTAACTTGAATGCCAAGCAGTTCTCCTATCGCAGGTTCGACAGGGATTGGAGTAGCTTCGAATTTTTCAGTCTCTGCGTTATACTCCAGCAAGCTATTCGTGGTAGGACCTGGAGAAGAAAACTCTTCAATATTGTCGATGGTCTTTGGAAGGGGTTCTCTGACCAGCCATTTTGACGTAGTGGCGTCATACACAAGCATGAAGTCGCTTTCGAGTGCTTCCGCAGGCGTTACGTCATCAAGCTCAGAAGTCTCTAGCGCATGCTTGCCTATCTTCCATTTATTCTCTGCATCACTATAATACAGAAAATCACCATCTTTTAATTCGGATTCGTCTAAGTCTGCGTTGACAAAATCTTGTACAAGGATATTGGAAATTATATTAACGCCACCGACCGTTACTCCATCCCCAAGATAAAGTCTTTTGGTGTCTATTGTATAAAGCGGTTCTCCAACCACTGGGGTAATCGTCAGGCGCTGCTGCTCTGTTACTTTCCTGAACTGCAGAGCCATCCAAAAACCCAATCTGCCATTAGGATACCGCCATCAGCGCGGGATATAACCATAGATCATGTAACCTTTACTTGGGACCGAATATTGATAATTATACCTCCATTTTTTCCCAGTTTCATCCAATCTATCTAATCCTTGAGGCAGCATGGCATCAACAAAATAATCGGTTTTCTTGACTTGTTGCCCACTCGTTTCTAAAATACTTATCACTGATTCCCAATCCAGCGGCGATTGCCTTTGCAGGTCATCGGATGCGTAAAAGAGTAACTCTTCAGATGCTTCGTCAAACTCATAAACAAGTCCTCTAGTCAAGAACACCTCGTCTTCGTTTGTAATTGAGGCAGCCCCAAAGGGAGATGTGCTGCCGGGATCAACCATATTAAATTCTGCAATAAAGTTAGTAGATACCGCCCTGGTTACTTGATCAATATTAATTACTGGGATGTTGGAATCCCTCGTGATTGAATCTCCAGTCGGCTGAACAAATATATTATTGAATGTAGGGGCTTCCCGTGGGTTCCATATCTTCGACCTCCAGTCATCAGGATAAGCAAAGGCAATAGCGTCACTCAAGATCTTCCTTTGCTGAAACTCACTCACATTCTCGAAGTTGCCAACGAAAGGAGCATTGTTAACTAGACCCTGAATCGTGTATGTAATTTTAATCTCTTCTCCCTGAGCGAGGAAATCATAGTTTTTGGGTTTAGGAGTAAAGTCAACCAGGTAATTCTGAGCACCGCTTCCATTCTCCTTTCCATCTGTCACGACAGAAAAGATAAAGTCGTCAACACCCACCTGTGCATCTGCCTCATCAGCGGAACCGAGGATTATCGTCTTACCATTTCTATACTTCTTCCTTATTACTGGTGGTTGAACGTCTTTTAGCTCAACCCTGGATACCCTGCCCTGCCATCCCAGGATATTGTTATCGCTATCCCTTTCCGGTAATGGTATAGTCACCTCGACCTTTTCAAAAACTTGCGTCTCGCCAAGCTCTAGGGACTCCACAAAAGGTTCGGGGTCCCAGTCATTAACTGGTGCTGGATTATCTTCCAACTGATCAAATCGTTCGACACCGTTTGCAATCGGAGGCGAAGGATCTGGCGCGGTGAACGTTGAGTCGCTGCCCTGTACTTCAATTATCACTTGATTAACAATAATACTGCCTTCTGGATCAACTACAGTATAATCAATTTCAAAGGTTACAGACTGACCGCGTTTGAGAGTTACATAAGCCTCATTATTTTGATTAAAGACATACTGACCGGTGTAATTGTTATACAAGAAACCAGGAGGCTCCTCTCCGTCAATCTGAAAATATAAATTTTCCCCAATGATATAAACGGGGTTGCCGTTTTCGTCTTCTGAATAAGCGCCTTGACCATCCGGATCTGAACCGGGCAAGAAGCCCGTCTTCTCCTGATCTCCTCGAACAGCGTTTATAATGACCGCTTCGGGCTGACTTGGATCATCGTTTGTTCCTTGTATCGTAAAAGTAATCTGTCTCTCTGCTATATTTCTCTCCCCAGCCTGCAACGGGAAATTAGGATCTTCGAGAACAATATCTCCGAAAACCTTGAATTCCTGGGGCAAATCGAATGTGGATGGAGTGAATTTATACGATGTGCTTATGGTATTGTCTTCCGTAGAATTAGTAAAGCGAACAGTCAAAAGAAAATAATTAATTCGGAAAGTATCGCCCAAGTTCGTCCATGGGGCATAGCACTTGACCATGTAATTTAGAAAAAGATTGTTCTCCGAATAGGAGGCAAATTTAGTTAAATCATAAGGCTCATTTTCGCCTTCGTATGTTTTCCAGTCGTGCAAAGGAACAATCTCGTAAGGAACTATATCGGCCTTCTCATTATCTTGATCAACCAAGCCATCGCCGAGAATTTTGTCCCATTCCGCAATATCATCTGGAATAACGAATTGTTTATGACGCATCTCTGGCAAGTTATCTCTCCAAGCAGTCTTTTGCTCGTCACTCCACTCGTCGTTGTATGGTGTAATATCAAAATCTGGAGTGGGCCAGGAATGAACATTAACTATGAATTTCTTAGAAGGGAAAACACCAACAACTCGATATAGCGCTGCTTGTACCTTACCAGGCCCAAAATGGGTCAACAGACCAGCAAGTCTGTCATCAGGACCATATTGCCAAGGTCTAATAAAAATCTTGTCGCTAAATGTTAAGCCGCCGGAAAGTGAAGACTCGACACTGGCCTGGTTGTCTTGGCCAATAAAAAATAAGTTATTCGATATTGCTTGATTCTTGCCCAACCAAAAGCCATCGCTTATGTTTGGGGGGAAAGCAAGAATTCCACTACTTGTGAATAATTGATCTACCACCCCTTGAAGGATAAGAAAATAATTGTAGTCTTCACCATTCAAGTCCGGATTAGCTTCAACGTCGGGATGTGTTTCAGGGGTCGGCAGATCACTAATTGTAATGCTTGGAACGGTTTCAATCTTAAACTCAAACAATGTCCAGTAAATCACACCCAGCAATACTCCTCCACCAAGAAAAGCAAGGGGAAGCAAGGTCAGAAAAAGGCTCCACCCTTCAAAATAGGGATTTGTACCCGTCTCCGCTTCAGTCGTCCAGTTAAGCTCCTTGAGGTATTCATGATAAACAAGCCAGGTAGCCCCACGGACATCCTCAACGACTTCTGGCCCTGGCAAGCTTGGCCTTCTATTCTTCTTGACCCTCTTTACAATCTTGGGTTCTTTGGGCGTCTTTGGTTGGTCTTCCTTCTTAACGTCTTTTGTCTTGTACTCTACCGTGAATGTTTCGTCAACATAGACCTCGGTACCTAGTGGTAATACAATCGTAGAAGTTGTTTTAACATTGATGATCTTATTGTTTTTAATTACAGTTGCCTGTCCGTTTGTGCCATAACCGTTCCAAATAGCCTTACCAGGAATCCCCAGCTTCTTTGATTCCAGTTCAGCAAGGATTATTTTACGAGCCGCATCCGCCAGGTTCTTGGCCTTGGCCTCAATGCTATCGAATAAATCCATTATCGCCAGGAAGCGGTCAGTGTATCTTTCCCAGCGCGAACAGTTACGTCATCTCCGAATTTTTTGCCACTAAATCCTACCGCGTCCACATTGTAAATACGTCCGTTAACTTTAACGGTTGGTTTGTTATTTTGACTATATCCCTGCCATGTTCCTTTGAAGTTTTTTTGGCCAATACCTGATCCGCTCAATGCCTGGTCGATAGTATTTAGCCTATTTGAGGCCGCGTTTTGATTAACCAGCTCAAGAAGCGTAACTGTAGCGGCCTGTACGGTCATTTGTCTTTGATATTGAATCTAAATGCAAATCTAGCACGATCACCAGTATCCGTAAGGATATACTTTAACCCTAGCGAATGCGTCGCAATTACATAGTACTCATTAAGTGGCTGCGCGAATTTCCTTTCAACAATCAGAATAGTATCAAACTCAATCGGGGTTGCATTTCCATTGTGAACCCAGGTTAAATAGCGAGTCTGAGTACTTGCTCCTGTCGATGTCTCTAAAATATTTTGATTATCAAAAGTAAACTCTAGCCGCGAATAACCGCCTGCAGTTGTCGGAACTTCGTACTGAATTAAAGATGAATAGGCTGTGTTTGGAGTAAAAGTTACAACTCCTCCATACAGCAAAATACCTTCAAATATTCGATCTGTAACAATCTCTCTTGTTCTTGTGATTAGCTCAGAAGAGCTGATAACTGACATCTGAGCTTATAATCTGAACTAGTGTGCCTATCAAGATACAGAGTTGGCAGGAGTGGGCTCTATGTAATTTTCAATCGAGTTGAAGTCATAGCCCTCAGGGTTCTCGGTATCTATTGAACCATAATCAATATCGTAACCATAGTTCGGAGTAATTGCGCCGTAATTAAATCCTTCGAAGTATTTAGAAACATAAGCAATTTCGCATTCTATAGTGTAGTTGATATCAATCACAGTGTCAATATCTATTACAGATTGGGAGAAGTACCTTGTATTCGGCAACTCCGCAGTCGGAACTGGCTCAAGGTTTTCATCCAACAGAGTAACAATACTCTGAGCCTCTGGATCGAGTTCCCCATCCATATAGTAATCGCCAAGACTGATTGGCGGTGGGGCGACCCCCACTCTCTCTCCAGTATTGAAGTCACCCCCGTTGAATGAGTAGCCAATACTGACCATGACACCAGTGTCGAAATCACCCGCATCCGTATTGACGCCCTGGCCATCTTCGCCCGTCAGGAAATTTCCACCATTGACAACGTTATCAACTACGTCCTGTACAATGTCTAAAGGATAGTAAACTCTTAAAAGCGAAATAAGGGTGCCGTCTGTGTCAAAGACGAAATAGTTTGTATCTAACAAAATATCTGCATTCGGGGTACCAACATCCCAGACAAGCAGTCCGGCGTCTACATCGGCAACCGGAATTTCGGTCTCACCTTCTTCCACGGCCTCCCCGTCTAAAAGAATTTGTCCGGACGAGGGAGTGTGATTAAATATGACAGAACCAGCCTTGTCTGGGAGATGCAGAACCTGACGGTCTAATAAATAAGCACCCGAAGAGTCAAGGGTTACCTTGTCATATATGTTATATAGATCAGGAGAGGTGAGCTGTTCCATCTTACTTAGAAGTTACATAACAGTCGAATGAACAAATGGCATTTGTGGAGTCAAATGCCCACGTCGCAGCACTTGTTCTTGTCATAAAAACTTTTCTGTTTGCCGATAACACAACAGTGATCGGCATAAACGGATGATACCCGAAAACTTCTGGACGCATCTTTTCTACAACTCGAATGCCCCTATTATCCATCATTCTTTTGGACATAGCGATAGCCAGATACTTGTTAATGTACCGCTCATATGTAATCATATTCTTCTTGGCGACTCTTATAAAGTCATCGGTAAGAATATTGCAACTCCATTCGGTCATGTCTTCCTCTGGCTCCATATCCTCTGGTATTAATGGCTTGAATCCAATTGGCATGGAGATTTCTTCTGGTGACGGCAAGAAAGATCCGGCCCAAGAAGCTCCCACTGTTGGCTCTGTGTTTACTCCAAAAGTCTTGTAAACAACTGTCTTAGTCTCTGTTGGGATATTGCAGGCACTAACGGCCAAACCTTCGACCGCAGGATTGGTAGGCTGTGGATCAGATTCGTTTGGCGAACCATCTCCATCGATATCATCGTCTATAGTGTTCGCCAGGCCATCTCCATCCATATCGGGATCGAGTCGATTCGGGACGCCGTCTCCATCTATGTCGTCAACTGTCCTGCCATCGTCCGTTACGCCTGTATCGTTCCTGGGCTCAGCAGATGCGGCTAGTGAGTTATCGGTAGAAGTCTTGATGTCAACTGTGTTATTCTCGGGGTTCTCGTAATCAACTCTTGTGCTGCGTTGGGTTACAATTCCTCGCCCGAAAATATACTCATCAGTTGCTTCCGACTTTAGAAATGTTGAAGGCCAACCCGCATAGCTATACCCACCAGCTTCAAAAGTGATATCCCTTGGCAACCCACCAATAATAACATCGAGAGGTGGACCAAAATCATATTTACCCAACTGTGACTCTTTCCTTGTATCAACAACTGCACCTTCTTCTTCGTTGTTCAGTTCGTATATTTCACCTGCACGTCGTATTAAATCGGAAGTTGCTTTCGCAGCTCCGGTATGAAGAGTTGTTGTCTCAACTTTCTTAACAATCTCGCCACCTTCGCCAAAGAATACAAAGCGTTCATTGATGTTTGTAATTCCCCTTCTTCCTTCAAAGAAGTTTAACCCCCATAGGGCGATATTATAAATTTCTAGAGCGTAATTTATAATGAGATCTTTCTGTCTGTTTCTTTCTGCAAACAGGCAATCATAAAAACCCCAAGTTTTGTCCATTAATATCTTTTCCTTTGGGGTTAAACAGGCCTGTTCCGCCCTCGTCTTCAAGTAGTAATTGTTCTCGTCTCTGATTTCTGCATACTCATTCATTTCCTGACACTTCTGGTTAGCCTCTTCAATCGCTAAGTCGTATTCCTTGGAAACATTGTCAAACCACTGACCAATTGCTGCGTCGGCAAAACGCCAAAGACTCATCTCTTCAAATGTCTTTTCATAATTTAACTGATTGCCCGGTCCCAAGTAATCAGCGACCTGGTATCTTTTGACCTCATCAGAAAAGTAGGCATCATCAGTAACCAACTTACCCTTCACTTCGTATGCATAGTAAAGGTCATAATTATCAAAAAACTCGCCTTCGGCAACAGGCCTCTTGCATAGATCAGGATTTTTCAACCATTCAATCGTTTGACTTCGTGCTGTAATATATTCTGGGTTTAGAAACTTGCCGCAACTAAATACTTTTTCTTCGCTGACCTTCAATTTCAGGCCGTCATATCCAAAAAGGCAATCACCAATCGGTCGTAGCCTGGTATAGCGCGTTTTAACGAAAGTAATATCCTCAATTACTTGATCAAGAGGACGACCAGCCTCTTTTTCTGCATCGCTTTCTTCCTCGTCGTCTGGAATTCCATTGCCGTCTGCGTCATCATCGAGATCATTTATGATCCCATCCCCATCCATGTCATCGTCATCCTTATCAGGTACTCCGTCGCCGTCCATGTCCTCGTCTTTATCAGGAATGCCATCCCCGTCGCTATCTCTTTGGTCTTCGGGATCCGGTTCCTCGTATACGGGCAAATCCCAGTCAACGGTAATTGTCAGAGAAGATGGATCCAGTAGAGTAGATGATTCAGAAAGACTTTCAACAGAAAGAGCCGTCTTGTCATCGTAAGAAGTGAATTTGGCATTCGAAAAAATACTGCCAAACCCTGCTCCACCAAACGCTTTCGCACACTGAATTCGACCATTTTTATCTTGCCACATCACCCTCCCCAGAGCTTCTAATACCGAAGATAGCTCACTGAAGCTGAAATCTTTAACATCGAAAACGTCGTAATTCGCTCCGATAAAATTAAACAAAGACTTGATTCTATCTCTAAAGGAATTCTCGTAAACACTAACCAAATAAAGAGAGCAGCCTACCTCTAAGTCAACTTCCTGAGTTTCATAGTTGATCGTAGAATTAATTAGATAAAGGGTGCCCCTTGGATGGCGAACGGAAAGACCACCAGGAAGAGAGCATTGAACAATGATCTCGCTTCCAATCGGAAGAGGAAATTCCCTGACAACCGGAGAGTTGTGAACCCCGCCCAACTTAATTGAACCACTCGTTTTAATGACTGAATTCGTCAGAGAGGAGTCGTCATTGCACGAGCCATTGATAAGAAATTCGGTGTATTCCTTACCACCGATCCAAATTCTTGTTGGTGTTGTAGTATTGATGTACGACATTTATATTTCGACCAAGACAAAAGTCACAATAAAATTTCTATTGTTTCCAGGAGAAATCTTGGTGAGCGCAGGTGGTTCCGTGAAAAACGCCTTGTAATTCTTGGCGGTGCCAATCAGTTCGTCATTAATCTCTACAAATGCCAGGTTATCACCGGTTGCTCTTTTGGCGTCCCAGGCATCATACAGGGCTCTGATCTGGTCCCACTTAGTTACGCCGATATGACTTGAAATAGACCACATCTGCCGTTGCTTTCTCGCCGGTCCACTCGCGTAGGCAGTGCCTATCTGAGAAAACTCGAGACTCGCCTGAGCCATATATGTACGAGGGAACTCTGTATCCGTGAAACGGTCAAACTCAACGGAACTACCATTAAAAGAAACCGTGATTTTCCCTCTTGCCATTAGAGCATTCCTCTTCTAGCTTTCATTCTTGCAACGTTTGCCATAATCTTCGAGGCATCCATTACAGGGTTCTGACTTTGGATGGTTACATTGTTGGTGATTCTCTGGGTATTACCACCCGTCATCATTGCACCCATCTGCTTGATTAGGTTGCCGGAACTAGACATTCCAGATGCGTATCCAGAAGCCTCGAGTCTCGGGCGACCTTGATTCGCTGCAGCTTGGATTTTTGCATTAATTTTACTATTCTGAATCAACTCACTTGTCATTGGTGCGGGCAACACATAGCCATCCCTGGGTGCTCTCCAATGAATGTTTCTTGCTGCTGGCAGGAGCTGGGTTCGACCCTGCATATCGACAAAAGCTTCTCGGCCACCGCCGTCATTCACGAAGTACTGAGAGCCCGCTGTAACGGGTCCACCAGTCGCTAGCGCCTGCGCCATCGAGCCCGGAGTAGAGCCCCCTGGAAGCCCCTTGGAGAGGCCTTGTAGGGTGCGTAACTTACCAGCGGTGCTATCAAGAGTGCCATTGAGCTTGCCGACTCTGTCGTTGACGCCCTCGAAGCCCTTGCCAATTCCCTCAGCACCCTTGGCTACTTCACTAGTTAACTTTGGCGCATTTTTAAGAGATTCATTGAACGAATCAAATGCACCGCCAAGAGCCTTCTTAAGCTCTTCGCCGAGCTTAACACCGTAGTTAGTATTGGCAAGCTCCTTGGCTGCTTCGCCGAGAGCCGTAACGCCCTCAGTCAGTTTTTTGTTGAACTCTTCTTGCTGAGTTTTGATTGTGTTGACCGTGTTGCCGAGTTCCTCTACGCCAGCCTTGCCGGCTGCAATACCCTGACTAACGGAACCGGTCGTTGCTGCACCAATCCCTTGAGCCTGAGTGGTTGCCTGCTGGTACAGGTTGTCAAAGTCGGAAGATAATTGATCAACCGATTTTTCGTCTACAATCTTAATTGGCGGTAGACCCAAGGCCTCTCTCTGTGCGTTTAGAGCCTGTTGCTGCTTCTGCGTCTGTGCATCTAAGGCAATATTCTCCGCAGCGGCCTGAGTTGCCTGCAGTGCTCCAATCTGCTGAGTAAGTGCCAGGGCATTCTGGAGCGCAGCTACCCGACGTTCCCTGGATTCGGCATTCGGATCAGCTTGAGCTTCGGCAAGCAAGCCCTGAAGCTTGAGTTGTTGCAATTGAAGTTCTGCTTCACGTTGCTTCTGGGCGATTTCGTTCTTAACCTTTCCAATTGTATATTCAAATGCTAGAATCTTGCCTTGAGCATCAACAGCTCTTTGGATGATTGCATCATCACCGGTAATACTGAACTCAAGAGCCGACTGTTGAGTAATTGCGTCAGAAATCCCCTGAAGGGCAGTGCCGACCGAAGAACCTAAGTCGTTAAGAGCGGAAGACGCACTGCTTGCTGTATCGAGGTAAATGCCCGCGAGTTCCTCTGCATTCTTGATGACTTCTTGAATTCTGGCAATTTCTGCTGCTCTGTACGCTTTTTGAGCTTCAGCAACGGCAGCTTCGGCCTCAATCCTTTTAGCCTTTAGCTCTTCTGCAAGTTGCTGCTTCTGATTTACCTGTTGAAGGCTGTCTTTTGCATCAGCTTGTACCGCTTTTTTATTAGCCTGTATCTCCTGATCGATTGCAGCCAGTTTTTGCTTAGATGCGGCAACCGCAGCAGCACCAGTGTTCAACTCAAGCTGCGCTTCGGTTATCAACCCATTATTGTAATCCTGCGTCGACTTGGTATCAAGTACCTGTTGAGCCTGCTCGATCTGGGCTGATTTTTTCTCTAGTGCAGCCTTTGTAATGTCAACTGCATTCGCATAATCATTCTCCGCTAACGCTGCCTGCCGTTGCTCGGCGGTTGCTGCAGCAAGTTGTCTTTGAAGAATTTGGAAGCCAGCAGATCTCTCCTTGGCAAGCTCAAGCTCCTTCTCAAGGTTTGCCTGCTCTCCAGGCCAGAAGCTGTTCTTCCTCTTCTTCTCATCAATCTCCCTTTGGATGGAGGCCGCAACTTCATCTTGCGATTTTGCAAGCGCACCAAGTTTGCCGACCAAGTTAGCCGCCTCTTTACCGGTTAATTTAGAGGCATTAGCAAAATCAGTCAGACCACCTAGGCCGGCCTTCTTGAAGTCAGCGTCAACCTGTTGAACTACGGCCCTCAATTCAGCGGTCTGCTTAGCAAAACCAAGTTTTTGCAAGCCAAGTTGGATTTTCTCGAAGAGGGCAACAGTTGCCCAAAGGACCGGGTTGGATCTAACAAATGCATCCGTGAATTGCTGCCAAGCGCTCTTTTGCGGCTTGGTTTCAGTTCCTAGTTTCTTCAGGTCGACACTCAACTGTCTCATCGCTCCACCCGAGAGCTTTCCTGCCTGGCCAAAACTGTTCAAAGACATGGACAATGCAGCTATGGCCGCTATAACCGCCGCCGCAATCGCGACAAACGGTAAGGCTGCTATTAATAATGCTCCAAAACCAACGGCCGCGCCGCCGGCGGCGGCTCCAGCCCCGGCAGTAGCTGTTCCAACTGTTACCATGGCGGGCGTAAGAGACGTAGCCGCAGTTCCGAGTGCCCCCGTGGCGCCGCCAGCCAGCTTTGAGGCTAATGCCATATTGCCTATAGCTCCAGCGTGAGCCGTGAGTGAAGGAATGCTGCCACTGGCAGCCTTTGCTGTGCTAGCTAAGCCAGCAGCTAAATTAGTAGATGTAGCACCAAAAGTTGTAGATATTTTGCCGGCATTGCCAATTGCATTGCTTAGGGAAGATACAACTGGGGTTACAGCACTTCCCGCACCGCCAACCTTGTTTACATTGCCGACCAGGGAGGATAAGGTCTTCCCGGCGGTGCCGCCGGCTCCAGTTAAATTCTTGAGTGCATCTTTCAGTTTGACGATATCACCACCAACCAATGCTTCTGTTGCTTTAACAGCGGATCCAGCTAACTGCGTAAAGAATCCTTTTACATCCAAGGCTAAAAGTGATTTGATCGCGGTGCCAAACCTTACGATTGCTTGGGCTGCAAGATTGATCGCAGTTACCTTTTGCCCTGCAACAACTGTCGTGGCTGCCAATACGGCCTTGTACGCTGTAAGGGCCAAGCCTGCTGTTTTGAGTGTAGCGACAAAGAAGACAAAAACACCAATAAGAGGTGAGAAGAGCCTCAAAAGCGCAGCAATTGGTGAAATAATCTGCAAGAGTACAGTTAATAACCCGGTTAAAGCGGTAATAAAGTTTTTGGTCGCTCCGGCGACTTGGTTGAAGGTATCTCCCAATAATTGGCCAACAGGAGAATCTATGACTGTTCTTACGAATTCCGCAAATACCCTACCAGCCTCTAAAAACGCTCTGATACCAGGCTCTATCTGCCGGCCAATTTCCTCGAGAGATTTAAGGTTAATATTGGCAATAAGATTCTGCAACTGTTGTATAGTTGCGTTGCCACTTTCAATATTACCTTTAAGTAAATCAACGCCATTGTTCATGGCGTTAACACCTTTGACAAATACCTGCGAGGTGATCTGTCCGTTCTTTGTAAGTTCCTGTAACTCCGCAGAGGTGATGCCCAAGGCCTCTGCGAATTGTGTTCTAAAGGCTCCGTCAACTTCAGCAATTTGCTGTGTTAATTCTTCTGCCTGTAATTTGCCCTTAGCCAGAACCTGGGCAAATGCCTCTTGCAAGCGTCCAGACTCCTCAGTCGTCAAACCTAAAACCTGCGTTCTGGCAGTTAGGTTCTCAATGAAACGGTCGCTCTCAGCAGCAGAGGCACCAATATCCCTGAGTGCCGGAGTTATTCTCTTGTATGCTTTTTCAACCTGTTGGATTGGCGCACCCAGGGCGTTTGCCGTATTGGCCGCCTGAGAGAAGGCAGCCGCAGAGTCACTGGCAGATACACCAAGGTTTCTTAATGCAAGATCAAAGGCCTCAACCTCTTTGATTCTTTTTACGACTTTATCAATGGAACCAGCAATCTGGCCAAAAATAGCCGTGATTGCCTGAATTCCAGCTTGGATAGTCGCGAGCTTGTTTAACTGACCAATAAATGAAGTGGTCTTAGGTGTTAATGCGGCAATTCTATTGCCTAATTCATCAGCAGCCTGTTGCGCTCTGATCTGCTCCGCCGTACCAACTCTCAGCGATTCAGCAAGGCGTTGGTATTCTGCTTGCTGGGCACGAAGATCAGCAATACTACCCGACTGAATCCCCTGGGCTCTACGCTCTGCCTCCGCATTTGAATTAATCGCTTGTGTCAGCTTTTCTCTTTGCGCTATCGATAAATTCTGATTGTTGAGTTGTTCTAGAAGTGCTTTACCTTCTGCTCTGATGGCAGCAACGCTTCCGTCTTGTACGCCCTGCGCTCTTCTGACGGCAGCCTCAAGCTGGGCGATCTTATCAACTCTTTGCTGATATGCCGCAGTACCAGGCGCTAGCGCATTCTTTAATTGCTTTTCTACATTGAGCGACTGACGTAAACTCGTTAAACTACCCTGTTCAACACTCGTCTTTTTCTGAAGCGTCTTGATTCGATCTTGCTCAGCCTTGTCTAAAGTGACTACCTGCTGAGTAACTCTACCAATGGTACCCTTGCCCTTTTCGGTAGTTACAATATCAATATTTAATTGATTTGTACTGGTACCAGTGCTATCGGTAAGATCTCCAATTGCTTTATTTAACTCCTGGACATCACCTTCCAGGCCTTGTAATCTTCTCCGCGCCTCTTCAGTTGATACATCGGCCCTAAGTCTAAAGCTAAAATCAGCCATTTATCCTTAGGTCAGAATAAGCTAAATTAGTCTGCCAACAAAAAACGGGGGCCGAAGCCCCCGTAAATCCAGTAGAGATCAGTAATCTCAGGGATTGACATCCAGATCGAGCTTGTAGGGGCCATAGCCCTGAAGGGTTGCAGACCAAGAAACGATCGAGCCTGCTTCAATCGATTCAGAATAACCCTGCAGGGTACCATAACCATATACAGCCTCATCGGTACCGGTGGGACCAACACGGACGAATTTCACGCGCAGGCTGCTTGCCACGGTGTTCTGCTCAGTGAGACGCAGCACCTGGTAACCGGCATCACGGAAGTCGGCCACACCCTCGAGGCTCACGCTCCAGGACTTGGAAGTTGCGATCGAAGTGTTGAAACCCTTGGTTTCGTCATCGTAGGTAACGATGTCTTCGGACGAAGTATCAGTCTCAAGTGCGGCGTTAGTCAGACCATACAGACGGAAAGGTTGGTCAGCACCATCCATGCCATAAGCGGTCGACTCAACGGTAAAAATACCTGTAGAGCTGTTGAAGGCAACCGTTGCGCTGGGGGGAGCAATGTTCAGACCATCACCTGCTGCAGAGCTATCGGTCTTAAGAAATGCAGTAGTAGCAGAAGTACCAGTAGCACTGGTCACACCAGTGAACGCAATATCAACCTCGTTGGAAGCCAGAGGTAAGATGTAAACGTCGTAGCCAAAGGCTGCGGAATAGTTCGCCACGGATAAAAATCCGGAATGAATCCGGCCGAAACAACAAAATCGGGGGGACCCACCCCTCTTCTGTAGGGTGCCAAATTATGGAACCCTACTTAATTTTCATCCAACAGTTGGGAACCCAGGAATAGTGATTGTTGCCGTCTCACTACCTTGAGTGCTCCACGCTTCAAGCTCAAACTCCGTAACGGTTATAATGCCCTCTAGAATTGTCTCTCCACTGGAAGGCCAATCATACCTCCCATTGAACCGCACCTCTTGAGCATTGGAAACCGCCCAATAAACTCTATAATTATTAGTTCCCGTGATCTGCTCGTAGTCGAACATCGCGATAGCAGGATCAAGTACGACGATCTCGATGCCAGTTTTCCCGCTAGTGAAATCGTTATAAGCAGTAATATTAAATGTTGTAGTCTTGTCAACTACAAAATCTTGTGATCCTGTCAAGGGAATATTGCCAACCTCATTATCCATCTCAGCCCAAACGGAGCTGGAAACAATCCAGGAAAGAGTGATCTCGTCCCCAGGCTGAATATAATTTCTATTACTAGTAATTTCTACAACAGGCTGCGGACCGTAAATCGCCATGCCGTCAATATCAAGCGGGCGGTTCGACGGGATCGTTACCACCGTCTGAACCCTTGCGTTCAACCCCTCTGAAGTCTTTACGGTTTGCGTCGATGTCGCGCCACGAAATAGATCCATGATCCGCCGTGCAGCGTTGTTTACATCTTCTCCAGTCGCCGGATCCCAAGCAACAAGGAAAACTTTCCATTCATTAATTAGAGTGCTAGAGTCTGTTAAGTAGTCGACCCTTCTAATATTTGAAATATCATGAATAATGCACTCAACTCCAGTTACTTCTTGTACACCTGGAATATTGGCGCCAGGCGTTAACATGCTTATCGCATTTCTTACTTGACCATTGGTAAATTTATAGCTACCAATATACGACAGAAACTCAGAGTCCGCGTCAAGAAGTCTGTAAATTACACCGGGTGTATCCGGAAAAACTTGAGACATTTGACGAGCGAATCCCTGCCTCCTAGTGTGCCATAGGTGGAAACATATATCAGGCGCAAGAATGCTTATGGCGATTGGTGACTTTGTCGTCTACGTCATTCCTGCCCCGTAGACGATGAGCCTCTCAAGTGTGCCCCGTGAACGGGCTGGTGAGTACCTTTTTAATCTTGAGGCCATGAACGGTAAAGAAGCAAAACGCCTCTGGAGGCAATCCATTCGTGATGCATGGAACAACAGATGTGCCTACTGCGACTGCCCACCAATCGACATCAAAAGCTTAACACTAGACCATGTAAGGCCTAAAAGTAAAGGCGGCGAAGACAGAACCAGCAACTGTGTTCCTGCCTGCAAGGAATGTAATCATTCCAAGGGGAGTGAAGACTGGATTAAGTGGTACCGAAGACAGGACTTCTATACGGCACACTCAGAGATGCGTATCAAAAACTGGCTTCAAACGGGAATTGTAGAAAGCTCTATCTACGAACAGTGGATGGCTAGCTGATTAAAGGGAACTCTACATCTTCTCTGGCGTAGAATTTCCCATTCCCAACCGGAATCTCCAAATAAACAGTCTTTCCGCAGGGAGAGGTGAGGGTCCTTCTTTGGCCACTTGCGCTGTGCTTTGCGATCAACATTCCCTTCACGCTATGCCCATAGTGTAGGGGAGCAAGAATAACGGCGTCCTCGCAAATGTAAGCAAGAAGAGATGGAGGTACGCCATCTGCAGCCTCCCGTAAATCCTTGAACACAAACAACGCCCAGGATGGTAGCAGCCCACGCTCCGTTAGAGCCATGGCAGCAGATCCGTATACATTCGTCGGAATATTGCGATCGTCCCGTGGCTCGAACAGGAAGAAATCTTCCATCTTGAATGGCTCTTTCTTCTTTTTGGGATCTCTGTTGGCATTGGCAATCAGAGAAGAAAGCAGCGCAACGGGGGCCTCTGTGTAATGCAAAGCCCTTGATTGGTGCTTCTTCCCATACGAGTATGCGTCCAAGACGTATGCGTATGGTAGGTCCCAGTAGTTATTTACATTAAACTCTTCGCTTCCGGGAAATATTGTTTTCAGCTCCCAGAAGATAAGGTCAAAGTCTATTACTTTTCCCCATTCTCCTCTGTTGACTTTCCCACGATTTCAGCCGCTGCCTCCTCGCCCTTCGGCTCAGCAGCGGGCTCCTCGTCGACATCACCAGGAGACAGGCCAGACTCCTCTTCTGTGTAGAAATCAGCGAAAGCCTGGATCAGTGCAGGATCCTGTTCGAGTGTATCATCAAGAGTCCACTCGGAATCAATACGAGACCGAATAAGGATAGTTGCAGCCGCGATACCACGCTTCTGCACTGCGTCAGTCATCTGTGAGAGGATTGCGCTAAGTTCATCGGGATAATCTTCCCGGATCTTAACGGCGAAAGGATCGGTCATATCACCTTGAACAGCCTTCATTACCGCATTGAAGGCCTCTTCGGTTGTATGCTTCGTCTTTGAGCCGATACGCGTCGCAAGATTTACGATTGCAGTGATGCCATCTGTCCCCTGTGTCACGCCATCCACGAAAGCTTTTTCACTTACGGTGAGATAGCCACGGCGTTCAATTTCGAGAACACCAGTCTGCTCGGTTCCAATTTTTACCTTGCTGAACTTCTTCTTTGGCTGAACTACGAAAGGAAGAGTTTTCATATTCTAAACCGAGCGCAATAGTGTGCCAAACCTATGAAGTTTCTCTTATCAGTATATCTATAAAGTACTCAAGGTATCTCTTTTCGAATTCAAATTTCGGAACGGCGTATCCACCCTCTATTACTGCAGTTACCCATGGTCTGGCGGGGTAGATAATTTGAACATCGGGATTCCATCCAGATGTTATGACGCCGCCAAAGTGAACGATAGCAGCATAATCTTCGTCGTAGCTTATGCTAAGAGTTTCACTAGCAGGAATATATTCGACTTTGCCAGATGCCTTCAGTGCTCCAGTATCTATGATGTCCCTAGTATCCGAGATCCAGTCCCAAACATCAGCATCCATTGCGGCATCAAGCGCTTCCTTGATGTCGACGGCAAGTAGGGCCATCGTTTCGGAGTGAGCCTTCCTAGAAGCTTTTGGAAATTCCTTGAAGAAGCTTAATACGTCCTTGAAACCTTCACCCTTGAAAGAAAATTTGGGCAAAGGTATGGAGTATCTCTTTTTGCTACCCTGGGCTGATCCAGTTACGTTAAGAATTTTCTTTTCAAAACTCTCCAGGTTCTTGACAGTCTTACCAAACCCTTTGCCTCGAGCCATTAATTAAGAACCTCGCCACCCGTGATCTGTAATTCGACACCGATGGCTGGATAAATGATCTCATCAATGCCAGAACCACCGAATTTGCCGATGCCTCTTTGAATCGTACCCTTCATAAGTTGATCACCGAAAAGGAACTGAATCTCTTTTTGGGATCTCAGGTAAGGTTGATCACTGGTGATATCCGTAAAAGTTGCGTCCGATACGTCTGCCTTTGTCCAATCGTATGAAGAATCCACCGTAGCCGCCTGTAGCGCGTAGCCCCTGTAGTAGAACTCATCGCCACTGGCGCCTGGAAGCATTTCTCCGTTCAACTCAGAGGCCAGAGGAACTTTTCTTGATCCAGATGTAACACCCGTATACTGAATCCGCTTCATGTAGCAGATAACAAGTGTCCTCGTTTCGTCTGAGGTGTAAATGCGGCCATCAGCGTCTTGCCCGACTACGCCGCCCGAACGAGTCATAATCCTGGCGTTAGCAAATTCTAGTAACGGACTTGCCATGCCAATGAAACCCCTAGGTTAGATTGCCTACGGTAAAATGTGGCTATGACAAGAACCTTTCTCACTGCCGACACTCACTTTGGCCATGCTGGCGTTTGCAAGTTTCTGCGTGATGATGGCACGCCCCTTAGGCCATGGGACGATGTTCGGGAAATGGAAGAAGAGCTAATTGACCGGTGGAATTCGGTAGTAAAGCCAGATGATAAGGTTTATCACCTAGGGGATGTTGCAATTGCACGTCAAGGATTACGCTGTCTTGAACGCCTGAATGGCAAAAAAGTCTTAATTAGAGGCAATCATGACATATTTAAATTGAGTGATTATACTCAACACTTCAGAGATATCCGTGGATGCCATTATCTGGATGGGATCATCTTGACTCATATACCGGTCCATCCTGTCAATTTAATGCGTTACAAGGGCAACATTCATGGGCATTTACATTATAGAAGGGTACTTCTGGACGATGGCACTCCTGACGAGCGCTATCAGTGCGTCTGTGTTGAACACACAGATTACACTCCAATTGATTGGGAGGAGGTGCGGAGTCGGTATAATGTGGGGGATAGAGCTTAAGCCTCTGTTCGGATACGCCTGGTTAACTCACAGCCCGACTGTCGGTAGGCCGGTCACGCTTAAGCCATCTATCCAACCACCCCCACCGCTCTGTCGGTAGGGTGCAGCCAGTTCTGAGGTCCACCGCTGGTTGTGGGTTACCTTTCCTGGTTTGCGTCAACACCCCTCATGCTTAGCTCCGGGACGCCGGATGACGCACAAACAGAGGGGTCCCTGCATCTAAGTGTTATGGGTACACGTTGGGCAGATAGCCCAGAATGCCGGGTTCGATTCCCGGAGATGCCCTCACCCAGTCCGAGCTAATTGGACAAGACGGTTACCGCCGCTGCGGGACGATGCAGGTTCGAATCCTGCCTGGGTGCTACAAAAAAACGACCCCGTTCCCGGAGCCGCTTCATCTGGGCCTTTGTGGCCTTCTTAATTTGCCTTAGACGCGCTGATGCCTGTCGGCTTTTGTCGTTGCGTCTAGGACCTTCTGAGGGCCTCTCCCATCGTTTTAGCAGTGGCATCGGCCTTCTCCTGTGCTAATTTCCAGCGTAAGTACGGAAATTCTCCGATCTTCTGCTGTTTTTTGAGTTGTTTTTGAATGAGGACGAGTGCGGTCATGGCGCTTGAGGCGAAGTAATATTGTAGCAGATGCTACTACTGCTGACCAGTCTGGACTGGCCTGTAGTCGGTGCCCCGGTAAACCAAGTGCTTGGAAGCGTCATGGTGGATTTTATTCCACCACTCCTTGTACTCTTGCTTGGGTGTGTCGGTGTTGTACTTAACACCGCGATATGTTGCAATCGACATGATTGAAACTCCTTAACGAGGGTTAAAGAGCGTTCCTTCAGTCGGCGTTTGCGTATTCGAATTCCCAATAAATGGTTTTTATCAAGAATCTGAATATGAACGATCCGTTCCGCGTCGGCTTACTTCCGTTCGCTATTTGCGAATAGCGAATGAACGTACCCTATTTTGCCAGGAACTCCTGTTCAAAAGTGTTGTCACCTGAACCGTTTTGCGCAATTTCGTGTTCAGCAATCACTTTTTCTGCTGCTTTTACAATAACTGTACGGAAATCTTCTTCTGTCCAATCGTTAAAAGCTCGCTCTATCGGGTCTTCTGGGTCCCAGGAGATCTCAAAACCCTCTTCTGTTTCAACGACTTCAATTGTCATTTTTTTTGCTGCAATCGAGGAAATACTGATATGTAGCCATGCTATGGACCTCATAGCGCACAACATCACAACCTCTGTAGCTATCCACCACTTCAAAACGGGGTGATTCCACCCCTTTCTGGGGTGGCTGGTTTCCAAACCAACTAAAAGCCGAAATAATCATGCTAACCGCAAAGCCACTGAGGGCGCCAAGAGCATAGTCATACTTCATGAATCGCGCTAGTATCTTTTCGCAAAAAGCTGGACCTTAAGGGTCCACCTTGGGACGCCGATCAGGATACTGACTAGTTGTCCCAGGCCAATCACAAGTTCAAAACAAGGAGGACTCCCGTAGACTTCATGAAAACCAGTTATTGCTAGCACCGTAAAATCTTTAAACATCAAAAAGTTAATATAAACCTCTTCCCCAAAATCCTCAATAAAGTCAAATTTAAAAAGTTTCACCACGCTGAATGCGACGGTACTCCACAAGTTTACCTGACTTGAAGTGTAACATCATTCTTGGCCAATCGTCCCATTCACCCCTCCATGTTGCAGGATAAACTTCGACATAAGCAGTGATGCGATGGGGTTGCACTCTTCCGTTTTCGCCGGTTGGAACCCACCTGTAATTCAAAAACTTCAGACTTTCTTTATATTCTGGATCATCTTCTTCTATGGTTTCAAAACTATGAGTGTTTCGATAGGTCATCACATAAAGGTGGCCAACAGGAGAAAGCCAGTAGTTTGACATGGTCCCACCAAGTCCTACCTCCATGTCCTTTGTCTGACACAGGGTATTTGTGAATTCCCTGCCAAGATCATAGCTTGAATGGAAATAATCAAACATCCCCATTGTTCTTCTCCGGGAACATTCGGTCCAGTGTTGCCAGGTCTTCGAGTGTCATAGTAATCAACTCTTGATCACCACTCTCGATTTTCTCGATAAGTTCATAGAGATCCTCAAGAAAGGCCTTAGGGTAGACGTTGTCTTCACCCAGAAGCTGCCAGAACCAACCCTTGCATTCCTCATAAGGGTCATCATCGCTAAGCAATGCATAGGGCTCCCAATTGCCCGTCAGAAGGTCTTTCCAGGCCCTAAACGCACCACCAATCGTTTGCCAACCAGTCGGGATGGCATGCCTGAAATAATATGTAGCGATATTCATAGAGCCGACTCCGGATTAATAAACCCAAGTTCACTCATCCGATCATAAGCTTCCTTAAATTCCCTCCATTCTTTTGATTCTTGGGAGATCCACACCAATCCCTGCTCAGGGTAAACCTTCATAAAAGCCTTTGCCACTGGGCTAAGTTCCCATTTGCCGTGATTTAACTCATACTCCTCTGTGACATAGTCGAAAAGTTCAAGGAAGGCCGGCTCAGGATCCTTGACCAACGGATAAACATCGGTAAGTACTTCATAAAGCACGCGGAATTGGTCGTCAGTGAGCTTGAGTATATTTGTACTAGTCATTGGTCGTTCCCTCAAGGGTAAGTTTTCTGATGCCCGTGACGAAATAAGCAAAATCCCTGGTCTCCGTAACGATTCCCGGTCTGTCGCAGACGTGACAAACGCCAGTCCACCAACTAGAACAACCCACGGAATAGACGCCGTATTTGTCACCGCATTCATTGCAGGTAACGTTGGCATTTTTCAGTTTTTTGATTAATTGCTTGTTGTTCATTAGTTTTCTTCCCGGTCGGGAGTGAGGTCAGCAAAAAACTTATTCTTGTCGGGGAGTTGTTTCGCTATGGCATTAGCCATGCGAAGAAGCTGCACCCGTAAGTCATAGTTGAGCGCTTCAAGGTCTTCGATTCTGGAACGAAGCTCAAGAATGCATGAATCCCAGGGGCTTTCAGACGTTTCCGCCCACTCCTCGATTTCGCACCATTCCCTGTGCTTTGCGCGGTACTCAGTCATCGAGTTGCTCCAGTGCGAGACGGATTGTCTCCAGATCTAAGTACTGTTCACGGGCGTTATTTGCGCCTGTGGCAATTGCATGAAGTGCAATCAATGCTTGCTGCTTCAGGCTTGGCGGCTTGTTAATAGGATGTTCTTTTGTCATTTATTATTTCCACAAAGAATTTTCTGTGCTTTCTTATACATTTTGGCCATGTCGATCATCTTATCCTCCTCCTCTTTGAGAAAGATCTTCATATCCTCAATCATTTCATCTAGCATCCCATCATCTAAATATTCAAACATTGCACCCCTTAATAGCCTGATCTTGTGCTCGCAATTACTGCCACCCATTTGCCCCTCCAAGGCTTGTGTTTAGTGGTCCAAGACCTCGCGTACCTTATCAATAAAAAAGGGCCTGTCAAGGCCCTCTGCGAACATTCCTCGTTAACTTTACATCTTCTTCATCTCGTGTCAATGTTCCCTCGTCATCTCTTTTGGGTCTCATATAGATTCCAGGCCAAGTATCCCTAATGATTTCAGCCAACTTGGGCGGGGTGTCTTCGTTTATCATGAAAGCCGCTCCTGCTGCCTGCAGTCAACATCACTCCAATGCCTTACGGCATTTGCTACAATTGCGATATTTGTTACTAGATATGTAGCAAATATTACTGTTCTGACAATTGCTACCAGATCTGATTCCTTATCGCACTCTGAAGCTTTCTCCCCAAGCGCCTTACACCATATCCGCCACATAACCAATAAAAAAGGGGCCTCTCGGCCCCAGTTTACCGTTACCCAATGACGCCTCACTTAGTACCGGTAAGCAGATTCTTTAAGCGCAAAGATTTTGCAGACATCTTTGCGTAAAGACTGGTCGTTGCCCTATTTCTTTCATCAATCTGATCGACGCGACTTCTTGTGTCAATGATTTCATCGCTCATATTTCCCCAGGTGCAATAACCAACGGGAAGCTCGAGTAAATCCCTTAAGGCGCAAACAAGATCAAAGATGCACCTCGGATCCTTATGCGCAAAAGTCTTACCAGTAATATGTTGAATCCAATCTAACACTTGAGCACTGGTACAGCACCTGTCAAGATCAACATGATATATACCCTTCTTGTAAATCAACTCATAAGTAGAACGATTAAGGGTCCAATCACCCCAGTTAAGCTTGGGCCTTCTGGTCTGGGTCACATCAAAACAGCAAGAACTCTTCTATCGTACCAAGGTCTCCTTCTCTGTCAACGAGCCAATCACCGGCCTGGCAAGTCAAACCAATAAAAAAGGGGCCTCTCGGCCCCAGTTTACCGTCATCCAATAGCATTCAATAACTTAATACCTTCGCTAACTCCTCTTATTTCAAAGGGGAACTCGTGCTCCCACTCTTCCCCATTGGCATACGCGCAATCATCCGAATAATTGGTCACATCGCCATCGAAAACCAGATAACCGTGGGGTTCTCTCATGTCACAGTTTTTTGATGGCAAGAATTCCTCTTCAGAGCCCCATTGCCAATCAACAAATTCAGCGTTTGAGCACCGTCCCAAGATAAACAATGAAGTATCCTCGAAGCTTTGATCCGTTGGAGCTTTGTTGATTTTGTCGAATTCGCTACGCTTCATCACCATTTCTTCAATCACATACCGATACCGCAGTATCGTCACAAGATCTTCAGCCATAAAAAAAGAGGGGTCAAGGACCCCTCAATCATAAGCCAGTACCCCGACTTGTCAACTAACCAATTGCCGGCGCAGTAAGACCAACAGTGCTAGTGCTAGCAGTAGCAAGGTCAAGGGGGAAGTTATGAGCATTACGTTCATGCATCACCTCAAAACCCAGATTAGCACGATTTAAAATGTCGGCCCAAGTGTTAACCACTCGACCATCAGCACTAATCAGCGACTGGTTGAAATTAAAACCATTCAAATTAAATGCCATGGTACTCACACCCAGTGCAGCAAACCAAATACCAACAACAGGCCAAGCAGCGAGGAAAAAGTGAAGACTACGGCTGTTATTAAAGGAAGCGTACTGGAAGATGAGCCGACCAAAATACCCGTGAGCAGCAACAATATTATAAGTCTCTTCTTCTTGACCAAATTTATAGCCATAATTCTGACTTACAGTTTCAGTCGTCTCGCGAACGAGTGAAGAAGTGACCAGAGATCCATGCATAGCAGAGAAAAGAGCACCCCCAAATACACCAGCCACCCCAAGCATATGGAAGGGGTGCATGAGGATATTATGCTCCGCCTGGAAAACAAGCATGTAATTAAATGTTCCTGAAATGCCAAGAGGCATACCATCAGAGAAGGAACCTTGTCCAAACGGATACACGAGGAACACTGCAGAAGCAGCAGCCACGGGTGCGAGATAGGCAACAAAAATCCAAGGACGCATACCAAGTCGGTAGCTAAGCTCCCATTCCCGACCAGCATAAGCAAATACACCAATCAGAAAATGAAATACCACAAGTTGGTACGGACCACCATTGTAGAGCCATTCATCTAACGATAATGCCTCCCAAATCGGATAGAAATGCAAACCAATAGCATTGCTACTGGGTACAACAGCACCACTGATAATATTGTTGCCATAAAGCAACGAACCAGCAACGGGCTCACGAATACCATCAATGTCAACCGGAGGGGCTGCAACAAAGGCAACGATAAAGCAAATGGTAGCCGCCAGCAAGCAGGGAATCATTAAAACGCCAAACCAACCCACATAAAGTCGGTTGTTGGTCGAAGTGACCCATTGGCAAAATGACTCCCATTGGTTTACTGGCTGCTGACGAGAAAGAGTAGCAGTCATCGAAGTAAACGATAAGGACAAGTCCATAAGGACTAGTACAGTTTACCTCAATTGTTAAAGAATCCTTACAAAACTAGCGATATTCATCGCTAAATTCGTCCTCATCCTCGTAACTACAGGGCTCCTCAAATAATTCACTCATCTTTAATTCAAATACACGCTCCTGCAGCTCTTTCAAATCCTCATCCGTCATAACACCCCTACTTTTGATCCCTGCAAAACCGACAACTGCCAATTTCACCATTTAAATACTTGGCAAATACTCCATTTGCCTTCCGAAATGCTTGACATCCAGTACACCAGACATCAATCATCTCTTGCTTTTCAACAAATTCAATTAATTCGTTTAGTGGACCATCATTTTCGGGGTGCGTACTCATGACCTGTAAAGAGCAACGACTGAATCGGACCCTTTCTGACTTAAAATCGGACAGGAACCGAAAATCGTCGTTAACTCATCAACAATTCTTGCTCTCTCTCTTAATGCACCATCATATGGAGTCCCACTATTCTCCGTATCCCACTCCAAAACATCAGCCTTCCGCAATACCCTGCCAACATTTCCACCAACATTAGCCTCTTTCTGCGCCTCAACAGCAGCATCAAACTCACTCAATAACTCCCGAACCCTCGCAACAAGCGTTGGACTGTTACTTGCAAGCTCATTGCAACATACAGTCGCCTCGCTAATCGTAAAAGGACTCACCCATACACCAATCGCAATTAAAATTCTCTCTACATCACCAGCAACCCAACCAGAACTAGTATTTAATGTCGCCACTGTTCATAAAAAATCTACCCCTAGTCTACCAGTTTTATTACCTTTTTGTAGCCACAATTATTAGTATTCCTAAATACTTTGTTAAAATGGTATAATTATATATCTATTCTCCCCCCATGCCCAATAATATCCTACTCCCTCTCTCCCTTATCCTCTCAATTCACGCTAAATCTGATATCGCTATAACTCAAATCCTTCAACAAATGTACCATACACTAGGCTTCGATACCTCTAAAAAATTACTCCTCAAAACTCTCCCCCTCCTCTCCCCTCATCAACGCGATTACTTTCGCTCTATCTCGTCATGACCTCTAATCCTCAATCCCGTCGCCCAGACCCTCAAGATCAATTCACCCTAAACCTCTCCTCCCCCAATACCTCCACCACTGATCACTCAATCCTTCTCCAAAAAATTGATCAACGTATCCGCTTGCACGAAATTCGTGTCGCTATCATATCCGCCTCAATCGGTATCCCCCTCCTCTCCTATATCCTCCTTAAACTTAACTCCTGCTCCTAACACTGAACCTTAACCCTCTTAACCCCACTCGTCACCCAACAACTCCTCCACTTCTGCTCACTCTTCTCCCGCTTAGCCTCAACCTCTCCACAATTAATCAACACTAACCCAACAATAATAATAAAACTGGTGGTCAATTTCAAAATTGGCATTTTCGATTTCAGAAATTTTGCGAGATTTCCAGAGGGGGTAGCCACAGGTTCAGAGATGAAAAGTTGGGGGTGGGGGGTACAAATGTACCCCCATAAAAATGCATCACTTCACGATGGTACTGTCGTACTGGCAGCCACTACCGGCAGGACCTGCGCACTGTCCCTTGGTCTCGATTGCGAGCAGGCGGCAGGCCTCCTCCTCTCCAGCCTCACACCATGCAGAGAAGGTACGCACGCGAGCAGACTCGATGACAGGGGCAGCCTGACTATCGAGGTAGGCGATACCAGCAAAGCCGGCACCCGAAACGAAAGCAGCAGTCAGAAGGAAGAGCTTCATGGGAGGGTTCCCTTGGTGACCTCCATAGTATAGAGCATGGGGCAGCCGATGGCCAGCCAGCCTGTAACATCCCTTAATGTAAAGAGATGTTGCATACAACCCACTGCAGCAGTAGGCCTGGCCTTATACTAAGGAGGTCAACACGGGACCTCTCCCATGACCCCTGTCTACTACACCGAAGACCGCGATCTGTCGATGCTCGATGTGATCAACCTGGCTCACTGCGCCTCACAACGGGCAGAGCTGGCAGCAGGCAAGGCGGATGGGCGCTTTGCCCGTGAGTACTGGGCAGCCAATGCCTGGGCTACGGTTGCCAAGGGCTACCGCCTCTGCTGGTCACGCCCTGTCGGGTAACGATTTGTAACAGGGGTCGCACCACGCGGCCCCATCCTTTATACTAAGGAAGTCAACACGAGGCCCTCCTCCCATGCAGACCATCAAGCTCCTGCTCACCTCTGACATCGGCGACCTCTGCTGTGCAGCCTACGAGGCCCGCTCCTGGGCTGAGTTCATCTCTGCCCGCGAGGGGTACGACATCAACCCCTGGAAAGCCTTCCTTGCCCTCGCCTATGTCCGCCCCTGGCGGGGAGACTTCCACACCCGCTACCCGATGGCCGCCCCCTGGCGGGTGGTGCGCTCAGTCCTCTGATCAGCATCGCCAATCAATCGCCCCTGGTACACCCGTACTGGGGGCTTTTTAGTCGAAAAGTTTTTGTGAACTTTTGCAACGATAAGCAATCCTGATCAGTCAGCCCTGATTGATAAGTAAAACTTATGATCGTGAACGATGGTCGCAAGGCGCCGTGGTTCACGCTCACCGTTTACAGGCGGC